CCAACTGCTGCTCGTAGGAAATGCGCTGGGCACCGGTGAGCGCGATCGGCCAGACCAGCGCTGTCTTGGCCACGATGGCGTGGCGGGCGATCAGGATGGCGTCGCTGCGGTCGGCATTGGTGGCATCGATGGCGTTGGCGAGCACCCCGATGGCGTCCTCAGTGCCGTCGGTGGCGGCCGGGTCGATGGCGTAGTGCTTGCCATCACTGGAATTGAGGCCAAGTACGGTGCCAAGAGGCAGGTTCTGGCCAGCGGCGATGGTGGCAACATCCCGCGAATAACGGTTGGGGGCTTCGTACTTCAAGAGGTCGCCGAGGTTGTTGGCTTCCGTGATGGTGGACATGGTTTATTCCTTTGCGGTGAGTTTTTTGACAGCGGCCACAATGGGTGAGGCCTCCGGGCGATCAAGGTTTTGGGTACCGGCATCCACGGTGATGGTCGAGCGGATGTCATCGTCCTCAGACCGTGCCGCACGGGCGTCGATCAAGACGCGCCGGACATCGGCCTCGGTCTTGCCAGCGGCGATGAACTCGGCCGCGCGGTCGGGGCAACCGGCAAGCAGACAAACCTCGGCAATCGCCTGGGCAGCCTGGGTCACCTCGCGGCGGGCTTCAGCCACCAGTACGGCGACTTCGTCGGTGCTGATGGTGTCGACGGTCTCGATCACTTTCTCTTCTTCGTTCATGGTCATTTCCTTCTTTAAGGATGCCGCCTCAGCACGGATGACGCCCCGCACCTGAGACGGCGAATGGTTACGGGCGTTGATGAATCGATGGAATTCGGCAAGGGTGGCGTCCAGCGTCTGGACACCATCAGCGAGCCCTTGGGCCACGGCATTGGTGCCGAAGTACAACCCAGCCTCGGTCGCTCGCACAGCGTCCAGATCCATGCCGCGCATGGCGGCCACGTGATCGGTGAAGATGGCGTAAAGCCGATCCACCTCACCTTGCAGCTCCGTCTTGGCAGCATCCGACAAAGGCTCGTGTGGCGAGTAGTCGTTCTTGTGAGCGCCCGCCGTGATGGCGGTGAACCGATAGCCGTCCTTGGCATCCTTGACCGATTGGTCGACATGCAGGGCGATGACACCGATGGAGCCGACACCTCCCGTCTCGGTCACGAACAGGCGCTGGGCGCTGGCTGCAATCGCATAGGCCGCTGAATACGCGGCGTCGTTGGCCACCGCCCAGACGGGTTTGATCGCAGCCACCTCGCGCACGCGGCGGGCCAACTCGAAACTGCCCGAGGCTTCACCACCGGGTGAGTCGATGTCGAGCAAGATGCCGCTGACCTGGGGATCGGCCAAGGCGGAGTCCAGCATTGCGGCAATCTCGCCGTAGGACGTGAGTCCCGATGCGGCTTCCATGCCGAGTGAGCGCTTGACCAGAGAGCCGTGGATCGGGATCACCGCAATGCCCTCGGGAGCTGCCGCTGCGGGTGGTCGTTGGTACATGGCCATGTCCATGACTGGCATGGCCGGAACATCGGCCATGCCGATGCGCTGGCCGACTACCGACAGGATCACGTCCAGCTTGGGGCGATGAATCAGCAGGGGCGTCCCGAAGAGGCGGGAGGCAAGGTAAGTCATGGTTGGGGGTCCTGGTTGTTGGGTGACGCGGCATCCGGGTCACTGGTCTGCGGATCCGTGGGCTGCGCGTCTGGGGTGTCGGTGGGTGGCGCAGCGGCTACCTGGTCATGCCTGGCATCGGAGTCGAAGACCAGACCCAGCGCATCGGCCCGGGCGTTGTCCGCCGCGATCTCGCGGTCCACGTCTTCGGCGTCGTAACCGTTGCCCGAGATGGCCTCGGATCGGCTCATGAGGCCCGCCCGGATGGCGAGCTTCATCGCGTTGAATTCCTTCTGAGGGTCGACCCAGCTCCAGCCCTGCGGGATCCACTTGGCGGCTTGGTAGGTACGGCGATCTTTGCGGTAGCCGGGCAAATCCAGTGCACCTTCCAACACCGCCTGGTCCATCCAGGCGCGCCAGATCGGGCGACACAACTGGTGCACGATCACACCGTGCTGCAGGGCTTCACAGCGGCGGCGGAACTCCAGCAGACCCGCCCGGATCGAGGAGTAGTTCACCTGCGTCAGGTCACCCGTGAGCATCTCGTAGGTGATGCCCATGGCAGCGGCCACCGCCCGGAACTGCTGGCGCATGAATTCGGCGTAGGAACTGCCGACATCAGCAGGGGCCGAGAACTTGATGTCTTCGCCGGGTTCCAGGATCTGAAGCGTGCCCGGCTCCATGCCCGCGAGTGCCACACCGTTGGCATCTGCCGCAGACTCGCCCATCAGGTTGTCTTCTGGAGCCATGCGAGTGATGAAGCCAGCGAACATGGCTGCGGTTTTTTTGCGCACCAGCTCCGCGTCGTCGTACTGATCCAGCTCGTTGAGTTTGACGAGCGCCCGGGTGAGCCACGGCTCGCCCCGAATCTGGCCGGGGCGCAGCGGACGGAACAGGTGAATGAGTTCACTGGCGTCCACACGCACGGTGTCCATGCCACCGCCGCCGGCACTGCTGGACATGGGTGCCAGCAAGCCGTCATTGGGATGCGAGCGGTACAGGTGGTAAGCCACCCGGCGACCCAGTTTGTCGAATTCGATGCCAGCGCGAATGACATTGCCACCAGGCAGATCCCGGTTCATGGTGGTTGGCAGATGCTCTGCTTCCAGCACCTGAATCTGCAGCGCCACCGGCAGGCCATCTTCAGTGCGGCGGTAGCGCAGTCGTACAAGTGCTTCGCCGCCTTCGAGCATGGCGCGGGTGGCCAGGGCCTGCAAACCGTAGAAGTCGGTCAACCTTGCGGCATCGGCCTGCTCGCACCAGTCCCACCACAGGCTGTGGATCGCCTCGCGCGTGGCCTGGTCTTGCACCATGCTCTGCGGCTTGATGCCGGTACCGATGGCGTTGGCCACAAAGGCTTCGATGCCAGCGGCAGCCCAGGCGTTGCGACGCACCAGATCACGGCTTTTGGCACGCAGTTCATCTTGGGCCAGCGAAAGCGCCGCGACAGCACCCGGGTTGCTCGGCATCCAGGCCAGTGCACGCCGCCCGCCGCCGGTGCCGTCATAGACCGGCGTGCCACCGAACATGCGCCGGCTGATGCGGGTCATGGTTTTGAGCCAGGCCATCAGAGCGCCTTGCTCGTGGTCACGCGGATCTGGCGCGATTTGGGTGCGCCGGATTCACGGGAGATTGTGGATTCCACCTCGGTGATCGCAGCCTTCAGATCGGCCACGCTGCGGTATTCGATGCTCTTACCTTCGTAGGTCACGCGGTGCTCGCCACTGGCCAGCGCTTCGCGCAGGGCCTGCAAGTGTTCTGCTGTGTAGGTCATGCTCAGGTCATCCTCAATTCATCCATTTGCTTCGCACCACCCGACGCGGGTTCGGTTTGGCGCTGCTAGATGTGCTGAGGCCACCGTCAAACTGCTGTTCTCGGGCGGCCTCGGGGGTGTCAGTGGGAATGGCGATGGCCGGAGAGCCAACGCCGAGTTGTTTTTCCAATTCAAGCCAATGCCGGTCTTCGAACCGGTCCAGGCCTGCCGCCGCTGCCGCCGCCCGGGCGTAGACGTAGCAGTCCAAGGCCTCATTGCGCTCACGCATCTTTTGCCACTCGCGGTGGTCAAAAACGTTGCGGTCGCGCCGGGTGATCAATTGCTCGGCACACAGCTGCTGCAGGTATTCGGCATCGACCTTGGGCAGATGCACGAAGCCAGCCGGGTAGATCGGCGTGATGCCGTCTTCGGCCACCTCTGCGCTTTTGCGCAGGTTGTTGTAGAACTCCAGCTTGGCGATGCCACCGGCCACCGGGAACACCTTGATGCCCCGGCGCAGCTTCTTGCCACTGGCCGTGGCGTCCACTGCTGTGGGGGTTCCGATCAGCGCAGCGCCACCGGCAATGCCCTTGATCGGCATGAGCCGAGCATCGCGCACGCTACGTACAAAGGCGTAGGCCTCTTGGGTGGCGTAGCCGGTGTCCAGTGCCACACGCGCCAGGCTCAGCTGGCAGCCACTGCTGTGGGTCCAGGTTTCACCCATGAGCTTGGCTAGGTCTGACCAGACCTCGGTGCGGGCGGTATCGCCCATCAAGATCCGGTGCTCCACCAGCCATGCGGCCTTGCCACGCCCGAAGGCCCAGACCGAGACTTCGATGCGGTCCTTCTGCACGTCGGCACCGGCAGTCAGCAGCAAGCCACCCGCAGGCAGGGTGCCAATGCGGTAGTCCTCTCGGCGCTCCAGCAGTCGCTGCCAGTCCGGCGCCTCACCCTCTTCGACCCAGGTCTCGCCCAGTTCGGTGTTCTTGAAGGTCTTGATGGCCGAGGCCGACCGACTGTCTGACATCGCCGCCGACTCCCAGGCCCGCGCGATCTCGATCCAGCTGCGCCAGCCCACCGGGCTGTAGAGGCTCGACAGGTGAAACCCCGCCGTGCGCCCGGCTTGTTCTGGCGCGCAGGCCTGCCACTGTCCGTTGTCCAGCATCCAAGTCTTGTGATGCTCGGCAATCGGTTCACCACAGGCCTCGCAGATGTAGGCTGCCGTTTCCGGCTGACCCCGCT